ACAAGAGGTGGTATTGAGGTTAGAACGATAAATACTTCAGGTGCACCAACAGGGGAAGATGTGACCTTTAACTCTTTAACAGGAGTGCTTACCTTTGCAAGGGCATTAGAAGCTGATGAGTTCGTAAGAGCTACTTTTTCTTAATATTTTAACTTTATATAGATGGCAAATCAATTACAGATAACTGGGGATACCAAGGTCAAAAGTTTAAACGGGGTTTTAACAGGCACAAGTGGTGTAGTAGGATCAGTTCCATTAGGTGCTGCCAATGGTGTAGCAACCCTTGATAGTGGTGGTAAAGTGCCTGTATCTCAATTACCTTCATCGGTAGTAACTTATTTAGGTACTTGGAATGCTGCTACAAATACTCCGACCTTAACGAATGGTGTGGGCGATGCTGGGGATATGTACATTTGTAATGTTGCTGGAACTGTGAACTTTGGTGCTGGTCCTGTGGTGTTTGCCGTAGGAGATTGGGTGTTATACGGAAGTGGAACTTGGCAGAAATCAAGCGGACAAAACGGAACAGTTACTTCGGTAGGTGCTTCTATTACAGGAGGTGCAATCGGAATCACAGGTTCTCCAATTACAACCGCAGGAACTTTAGCTTTTACCTTTGCAGGTACTTCAGGTCAATATGTGAATGGTGCAGGAAATTTGACCACATTTCCGACTTTAATTACGAGTATAGGTTTATCTATGCCGAGTGCATTTAGTGTCGCTAATTCGCCTCTAACGGCTAATGGAAGCATAAATGTAACAGGTGCAGGAACAACTTTACAATTTATAGATGGAACAGGTGCTTTACAAACATTTCCTTCTTTGACTGGATATATTCCGTACACAGGAGCAACAAGTTCAATAGATTTAAATAATCAATCAGTAGTTAATATTTCTCATTTAGGTATTAACACGACAACAGTACCAACTATATTATTTAGGGCAGTAGGGGATAACAATTCATCATCAAGAATTGCAATGCGTGGATATTCAAGTAATGCAAGTAGTTCTTCTATTCGTGTTACTAAATTTAGAGGAACTGTATCAGCACCACAAGCACCACAAAGCGGAGATAGTTTAGGTAAGTTTGAATTAGCTGGATATGGCACAACATCATCGGATGGTTACCCACAAGCATCATTTGAAGGTTTAGCAACGGAGAATTGGGGTGCAACTGCAAGGGGTTCAAAGGTTGTAATTAAAATTACTCCGAATACTACTATTACACAAGTCATTGCTTTAACTATAAATCAAGATAAGAGTGCAGTATTTGAGAATAGTGTTACAGGAACATCGTTAATTAAAACAGGAGGTACTTCAAGTCAGTTTCTAAAAGCAGATGGAAGTGTTGATTCAAGTTCTTACATTACTTTAGCTTCATTAAGTTTTGCAGCAGGTTCAGGAGCATACAATAGCACAACAGGTGTTATTACTATTCCAACAAACAATACGCAAATTACTAATGGAGCAAACTATATTACATTAGCTAGTTTATCAGCAGGTGTAGGAATAAGTTATAACTCTACAACAGGGGTTATAACATCTACCATAACTCAATATACCGATGCTTTAGCAAGAGCAGCCATTAGTTTAACAACAACAGGCACTAGCGGTGCAGCTACCTATAATTCAACAACAGGGGTATTAAACATACCTCAATACGTTGGTGGTGTTACAAGCGTGTTTGGTCGTACAGGTGCAGTTGTAGCAACTGAAGGTGATTATAGTTTAACTCAATTATCGGATGTAACAATTACAAGTCCAACAACAGGACAAGTATTAAAATATAATGGAACTATTTGGATTAACGATACTGATGCAAATACAGGAACAGTTACTAGCGTAGCAATGACAGTTCCAACAGGATTGTCAGTAAGTGGAAGTCCTATTACATCAAGTGGAACTTTAGCGGTTACATTAACGGCAGGTTATTCAATACCTACAACTGCATCACAAACAAATTGGGACACCGCTTACACAAATAGAATTACAAGTTTAACTACAACAGGTTCTTCAGGTGCAGCTACTTTAGTTTCTAATACATTAAACATTCCTGATTATGGTTCTGCTTTAAGTGGATATCTGCCATTAACAGGAGGTACTTTAACTGGTCCTTTAGGTGGAACAAGTGCAAGTTTTTCAAGTACTATAACTGCAACTGATTTTAGATATACAAATAATGGATATTTAACTTATGATGTTGCTGCAACAGGAACTAATACAATGCAAATTCGTAGTGGATATGCAGGAGCAGTATTATCTTTTACAGGTTTAGGTGCTGCTACATTCTCTAGTAGTGTAACAGCATCTCAATTTTTAGCTACAAGTAGTAGCAATGCAGCAATAATAACTTCAACAGGTGTAGTAGGATATGGTTTAGTTGCAGTAGGTTCAAGCGGTGGAGCAAGAGATATTTTATTGGCAGGTCAAAGTGGATTTTCAAATGGTTTTACTGTTCAATATACAGGTACTGCAATGAAATATGTATTTGAAAGTGGAAATGTACTAATAGGAACTTCTACTGATGCAGGATACAAACTTGATGTTAATGGTACAGGAAGGTTTAATGGAACATTAACTGTAAATTCAGGAGCAAGTGGCACAAGCACAAATATTTATAATAATGGTGATTTTGTTTCAAATTGGATTGGGAATTCAACAACACAATTATTTTCAATTAGAAATGTATCTACAACAGGAGTATATTTAAATACACAAAATTCAGCACCATTAGTGTTAGGTGTTAGTACAGGAACAACAGGTGGAACAGTTGTTAATCATTTATCCATAGCCTCAACAGGTGCAGCTACATTTAGTTCAAGTGTAACGGCAACATCATTTGTAAAAACAAGTGGAACATCAAGTCAATTCTTAAAGGCTGATGGTTCAGTTGATTCAACTTCTTATGCAGCTGCTTTAAGTGGTACAATAAATACAATAGCTTATTGGGATTCAGCTACAACAATAGCAAGTTTGGCTTTAGCAACTTACCCTTCATTAACTGAATTAAGTTATGTAAAAGGGGTTACAAGTTCTATACAAACCCAATTAAATGCTAAACAAGGAACTTTAACCTTAACAACCACAGGTACAAGCGGTGCTGCTACATTAGTAGGGAATACTTTAAATATACCACAATATAGCGGTGGAGGTGGAATGGCAATAGGTGGTAGTATTACAAGTGCAACGGCAGGTAGCGTATTATTTGCAGGTGCTAGTGGTGTACTTGCTCAAAATAATGCAAACTTTTTTTGGGATAATACTAATAGTAGATTAGGGATAGGTAAAAATTCAACCGTTGCAAAATTAGATGTTGTTGGTAACTATTTTTTAAGAAATACAAGTGGTGCAAGTGGTACTGGTTATGGTATAGAAATGGAAACTAATTCTTCAGCTCCTAGAATAAATTTTGTTGTAAATGGAACTTATGTAGGTTCATTTCTTTCTTTTGGAACAGATGTATGGTTTGCCAATACTTTGCTTAATGGTAATTTACTTTTTCAAACAACTCCTACTACTCAAGGTACACTTGTTGAAAAAGCAAGATTAACTGCTTCAGGACAATTTGGATTGAATACAACAACAATAGGTAGTCAGTTTCAGGTTAACGGAAATGCTGCAATCGGTTATTCTGCTTCTACAGCAGCACCAACTAATGGATTGGCAGTGAGTGGTAATGTTGGAATAGGAATTGCAGCAGCATTAACTCCTTTGCATTTTGCTAGTGCAATAGGAAATAAAATAGATTTTTATAATGATGGAACAGGCAGGTATTCTGCTCAAATTAATGCAAATGAATTAAGATTTTATACGTCTCAATCTACCGACTTTATTAGCTTATATGCAGGAAATGTAATAGGATTAGTTAATAAAAATGGTAGTATTGGAATTGGAAATAATGCACCTACTGCAAAATTAGATATAACAGGTGCAGCAAATACAATTTCAATCTATTCTAGTGGCTATTCCCTTACAGGTGCAAATGCTCAATCCTTATTAGACCTTGCAGGAACTTGGAATACAACAGGTAACCCTACTGCAATAAAGTTAAACATAACCAATACTGCTTCAGGTGCAACATCTAATTTAATGGATTTGCAAGTAGGTGGGGTTAGTAAGTTTAAAGTAGATAAGGCAGGAAGTGTTACAACCGCAGGATTTGGTTCAACTACTGCAAGACCTTGGAAACTTGGAGAACTTGTAACTGCAACTGTTACAGGTATAAACTTAACAGGATATATTACTATTGAAGTAAATGGTTCTCAATATAATTTAGCATTAGCAAATTTGGCATAACAATAAAATAAATAAAAATGAAAATTCAACCTGTTACAACTTGGTTCAATGGAGAACCACAAACCGCAACAAACTTTACTCTAATAAGCATTAGAGATAATTTTACCGATGCCGCAACTCTTTATTATGAACTACAAAAGGAAATAGTAAACGAGGAATCAGTTAACTACGAAAACCTAATTACCGCAACATTAGACATTAGTGGTCAAGATTATCAAGATTGGTCAGTAGAACCTGATGCAAACACTTGGATTTATAATTGGGCAGCTGCAAAGTTAAATCTTGTATTAATTACGGAATAAACTTATATTTGTAAAAAATCAACCAATATGAAGCCAATTCCTAATTATCCAAATTATAGCATTACCCAAGATGGTAAGGTATGGAGCCATAAAAATAGAAAATTTTTATCTTCTGCTTTTGTTGGTAGGGGATATAAAAAGTTGACATTATGCAATGAATTAGGCAAAAAACAGTTTTTGGTACATAGATTAGTTGCTATTACTTATTTAAACAATCCTGAAAATAAAGCTCAAATAAACCATATAAACGGAATAAAAACTGATAATAGGGTTGAAAATTTAGAATGGATTACTGCTGGAGATAATAATTTACACGCATTTAAAATGGGTTTAAAAGAAGCGAATATAAAAGCATCTAAATTAAATGTAAAAAAGGCAACGGAAGCATCAAAAAAAATAGTATTAGATACAAATACAGGTGTTTTTTATAATTCAACAAGAGAAGCATCAGCTATTTTAGGTATTAAAATACACAATTTGTATAAATATCTTACAAATGGATGTAAAAATAAAACATCATTAATTTACGTTTAAAACAAACCAATCAATATGAATTACAATCAACTCAACCAATTAGTATCAAATTTAAATGCCGTAATTGGTAGTCAAGAAAGCCGTACGCAGAAAAAACTTTTCCGCATTTATGAAAGGGTAAAACCACATCACGAGGCATACCAATCCGAAGTAGAAACTTTAAGATTAGACAATGCACAAGTAGATGACAAGGATTGTCTTTTACTTTCAGAGAAGGGAGAATATCGTTTTACTAAAGAAGGCATTAAAAACCTTACAAAACAAGTACAAGATTTAGGAAATAAAGAATTTGATTTTAAGTCTATTGAAATATTAAACGTAGCAGGTTTAGAAACCTTTACATTCTTAGAAGATTGGACAACAGGTATCACATTCGTTAAAGAAGAAGAAGAAGAATTGTAAATGTCGTTCGTTAAGAACAATATCTTATTCATAGCCATAATGCTTTTAGTGTTGTGGCTATATTTTTTGCTTAAACCGAAGCAAGTAGATACTATTTTTGATCCATCTAAATACAAAAAGGTACTTATTATTCACGATACTTTGTACAAAAACTTGTACATAAATAAGTACAAAAAAGGGGATTCTATTCCTTATAAGATTTTAGATACGATATATACGCATATATCCGATACGATACGCATAATATCCGATTATAATCAGGTCAAGGCTTATTCTGACACTATTAAGAAAGATTCTAATATCTTTGTGATAGATGATACTATTAGCCAAAATAGGATTATTTCAAGAGGCTTTCAAGCCAAAATAACCGAAAAAACCATCTTAACTAAAGAGTTCTACGCTAATAAACCAACTAATACCCTTTTTTGGGGCATTAGAGGCTCATATAGCCCACTTAATGGCTTGGAAGTACTAAGTCCTTCCTTGATGCTAAGTGTCAAAAATAAGGCTCTAATAGGCTTTAGTGTAGATATAAGTAAAAATTATAATGTTGGCTACTCAGGTAGCTTTTATTTAAAGTTAGGAAAATGATGCAGTTTTTAAAAAAGATGGTTTCAAATGACAAAGAAGTTTCCTCTAAAAGAGTAGCAGGATTATTCTCATTATTGAATGGAATAATTTTAGCTTACTTGTCAATTAAGTACGATATTAAAGAATGGGCTTTTAATGGCTTGTTAGGTTTTTCAGCTATAGCACTTGGCTTAACCACAATTAATCAAATCTTTGAAAAAAAGCCTAATGCATAACATTACAAACTCGACTGAATTATCTTCAGTAGGTATAGCATCTACAACTATCTCTTGGCTATCTTTTATGGAAGTAGTTAAGGTAAGTCCTTACACTCAATTAATCGTGAATATTCTTTCCATAATTTGGTTGTCATTACAAATCTATAATTTCGTAAAGACAAAGTTCCTAAATGGAGCTACTAAAAAAAGAAAGAATGCAAATCACAACTCACTTTAGCCTAGCAGAGTTTACTAGAAGCGAATCCGCTAAAAGACATGGAGTGTCTAACGATCCTACTCCAGAGCATCTAATAAATATTACAGTTTTATGTAATCAAGTGCTTGAGCCGATTAGAGAAAAATACGGCTCACTTAATATTTCTAGTGGGTATAGAAGCAAAGTATTAAACCATTATATAGGAGGAGCATTAAGCTCACAACATTGCGAAGGCAAAGCTGCTGACATTGACCAGGATGATATGCCTAACTCTAACAACGTAGAGATATTCCATTTTATTAAAGATAATTTAGAGTTCGACCAATTAATATGGGAAATGGGAGATACAAGTAAACCTGATTGGGTTCATGTTTCTTATAATGATGGTAAGAATAGAAAGCAAGTGTTAAAAGCACTTAAAGTAAATGGTAAGACAGTTTACTCCGTATATAAATAACCAACCAAACCGATATGAGCAAAACCAAAAATGTGGGCATCATAGGCGATACCCATTTTCCATTCTGTCATCCTAAATACCTCGACTTTTGTTATGAGGTTTTTAACAAGTTCCAATGTACTGAAATAGTCCACATTGGAGATGAGGTAGACAATCATGCTATCTCTTATCATGAAACGAATCCTAATGGAGAATCAGCCTCCAAAGAATCACAATTAGCCCTACAACAATTAAGTATTTGGTACAAGCGTTTCCCTAATGTAAAAGTTTGCATAGGTAACCATAGTGCCTTACACAAAAGAAAGGCTATTACAAGCGGTTTACCGAGCCGTTTTATTAAATCCTATGAAGATGCTTGGGAAGCTCCTAGAGGCTGGAAATGGAGCTTAGAATGGGAAATAGATGGTGTTCTATATACCCATGGTACAGGATCATCAGGACAAGCAGGTGCAATCAATAGAGCAAGGGATTCTAGGCAATCTACCGTTATAGGTCATATTCACTCCTTTGGGGGAGTTTTGTACTCCTCAAGTGATAAGGATATGATATTCGGTATGAATGTGGGTTGTGGCATCGATATTAATGCTTATGCAATGGAATATTCACGACCTTTCCCCAAAAGACCAACACTTGGTTGTGGAGTGGTTTTAGATAGCGGAAGAATTGCTATATTCGTACCTATGCCACTAGGCAGTAAGATAATTAGGTTACCCAAAAAATAGATCATAGTTAGTAAACACAAGAGTGTGTATTGTATTGATAATCAATATGGTATGCACTTTTTATTTCTATAATAATTAAAATGTAAATTTGTATGAGCAATCAACAACCTGATGAAGTAATCAAAAGTCTGAAGTTAGAGCAAAGAATCCTAGAACAACGATTAAACGAGGTAATGATGAAGCTGAGATTAATCATTATAAAAGAAAGTGCTAAAGATGTTAATGCACATCGTACAATTAACAGAGGATGATAGCTATGAGTATGGCGATGGTGTTGAGCAAACCAATGCTCACATTAATATTAATTTAGTGGAGTCTGTTACAGATGATGATGAATACGAAGATAGATGCTTTGTATATATGCAATCCCAAGACTACTTCTACATAAACGAGAGTTCAGATTCATTTATAACTAGGTATCAGGCTATGCTTTACGGAAGTATCCTTACTAAGTTTTACGATAATACAAATAGGCAATCATAAGAAGCTCTCATAGTTGGTGGTTTTTGGTTTACCTACTCCTTAAAAAAGAGTAGGTTTTTTTTGGTAGTTAATTGCTAATTATTACCTTTGAGTCTTGAAGGACATACGCATAATAAAGGAAAATCAAGCCTAGGTTTCTACCTGGGCTTCTTTATTATAAAAAACCCCCACCTTATTTAAGGGTGAGGGTAACTATTAACACAAAACACAAACTATTTTTTTCTATACTCTTGAATAGCATAAGTCATCAACGCTAGTAACGTAAGCACATATAATGCTCTTGATATCCAATGCCAGTTAAGTGGGTTAAATTCACCTAATACAAAAGCATAAGGCAAATATACTACTACCAATAATACTAACAAATTAAGAGTGAAATCTTTTATAGTTTTCATTAGAATGGTAATTTTTCTTTTGGTTTACCATCAGCCTTCCAAGTATCAAGCTCGATATAAAATCCAGCTTCACCAGGAGTAGCTCCTTTCTTTTCTTTGATTAAGATGTTGCACCAACCATTGTTAGTTGCTGCGAAATCACTCATCTTCTTTAAATCATCTGGTCCGAATGATACTTTTTTAAATTCACCGAACGCAGTTTTCATAGTCTGTGATCTGCCTAAGAAAACCTTTTCTTTACCTGCTGCCATGTTGTTTATTTTTGATTATTAATTATCTTCCTTGCCCTCTGTAATCTTTGGGCTTGGGAGAATGCTTGTTATAACTCTTTTTCGCCTTACCCATTTTTCGTTTTCCGAAGTTCACCTTCGATGAGTTCCCAGTCTTCGCTTTCGCCATCTTTAAATATGTTTATTATGATTCTTTCATCCCTTATCTGCTTACATAACATTGCTATCCCTCCTGCATAAGCTAACTCATTTAAGAACATTAACTGTTCTGATGATATTTTATCGCCTATTGCTTTTACTTCACAAGCAACGAATGTGCCATACTTCTTACTATAGCCAATGATATCAGGTACTCCTTTCCTTCCTATGAACGATCTACCTCTAACGGCAAGGTTGTTATTCCTCCATACATCGTTGCCATTATCCTTTAAATACTCCAACATCATTTTTGTTAAGTCACTAGCTGAGTGGTATGCCATAAGTTCAAAATTACATAATATATTTAATATATAATTAGTACCATCTGATTAATTCCTCAGTTGGCATCTTTACATATTTGATTCCATCCTTCTCTTTTGTTTCTCCAATACGAAAATATCTTCTAGCTTTAGCTCTTAAAAACTCTGCTCTAATAAATACTATTCTATCCCTTAAGTCTAAATTAAATGCAAAAAACTCAGCTCTACTATCTGCTATGCCACTAGGCAACCCATTGTTCTCATACTCTAGCAAAAAATACTTTTTCTTTAGTGCTTCAGTTTGGTGAATCACGATTATTTTAGTGCTCTTAGCGAATAGTTTAATAGCTTGGTAAGTTCCATCCTTAGCCTTAGCTTCTTCTATTTCAAACTTTCTACGATTTCTGTATCCTCTGCGTTGCCCCATTTTTTAATAATTTTAGATTCCCTAATCTCAAAAGAGTCTATATCATTCAAGTCAGAAGCTATCAAGATTTTTAGAACAAGGTAATCACAAAAATCTAAATCCATAGTTTCTTTGCCAATCTTAATCTTAACTCCATCACCATGTTCTTTGATGTGACCATATATTGTACCTTTTAATGTTTCAGCCCATTCAGGGTTATTGGAATAAAATACGACTCTTTTGTCATCATCATACATAATGTCATAATCATGCTCTAATCCTTCTCCTAAATTGTTTTCAACGTAAACTTGTTTCATGTTATTTGTTTATTAATTTGTAAAATAATTTCTTTAATAGTTCCCAAATAAAAATAGTTAATAGATATTTCATTTGAATTTTTTTATAAGTAATAAAACTACTGCCATTAAACCTATTGTTCCCAATAGGAATAAACCAAGTATTGCACCAAATAATAGTCTAGTAAACTCAATCAATATTTGTATCATTTCTTTCATTGTTTCTTTGTTGATTTGATTTAACTTCTTTAAATGTTTTTTCCTTTCTTTTATCCGACATCTTAAGCATATCTGTTATGTATGCAAATTCTTTCTTATCTTTTTTAGTTAAATCTGGATGAGTCTTTATCCTGTAAAGCACATCTTCCATTGGTATAAATGTTTCGTTAAGCATAATCTTCAAATTTCATTGTTTCAGGTAAAAATCTTAATGCAATATTCTTGGTACTTCCATGCCTATTCTTCTCCACTTTACAAACTACTAAATCCTTTGGAGAATATTCCTTACCTCCAATCTCAATAGCTTCAGTCATTTCATAATAAGCAGGTCGCATAAGCATAATAACCGCATCGGCATCTTGTTCAATAGATCCTGATTCTCTTAAGTCAGATAACTGAGGCATTTTATCTCCTCTTTCTTCTACCCTACGAGATAATTGAGATAGGGCGATAATAGGTACTTCCAACTCCTTAGCTAGAGCTTTAAGACTTCTACTGATGTAGCTCACCTCTTGCTCTCTGTTTTGGTTTGATTTGCCTGTTCCACTCATTAGTTGGAGGTAATCAATAAAAATCACCTTGATTCCATACTTCTGCTTCATAATCGTGGCTTTAGCTCTAAGTTGGGTTACACTTATACCGCCCATATCTTCAATATGTATGGGGGAAGTTAATAACAAGTCATCTGTCTTTAAAAGCACCTTTCTTTGTGCATCATCTATAATATTCATTCTAAGCCATTTTAAGGGCAGTTCTGAGCTGATTGACTCTAACCTTTCAACTAACTGCTCGGAGCTCATTTCGAGGCTAAAAATAGCCGTAGGAACGTTATTTACACAAGCTAGTTGGTAGATACTAGAAAGCATAAAAGCAGTCTTACCCATTCCAGGTCTTGCAGCTACAATAACTAAGTCAGGTTTTACCCATCCGCATAGCGTGTTATTTAGCTCATTAAAACCTGTGTTATATCCCAATAATGCTCCTTTTTGACTCATATCACGAGAATAATTGATTGATAAAATAATATCTTCCATCATTTTCTCGTAGATATTACCAAACTCTTGTAGTTGAATGAGTTTTTTGCTCATCTCAGCCATGAAGTCTATGGTTTCTACCTGACCACCAATCGCCCCATTCATGAGCTCCCTGCCCAGCTCAACCAAAATTCTACGCTTGTATAATTCTATGATTAACTCTATATGGGTGTTTAGGTGAGCAGTTGTTACCACATCTTTAGTTAACTCTGATAAGTAGTAAGCATTTACTTGATCCGTTTGTTTACTATCTACTAATCTTTGAAATACTGTTATTAAGTCTATCTGAATATTCTTATCATACATATCTTTAATAACTCTAAACACTAATTGATGTTTATAATCATAAAATATATCTTCTTTTAAGTAGTTGATTACCAATGATAAAGACTTTTTGTCTATCAAAAGTGAACCTAGGATATTCCTTTCTACTTCTATATTTTTAGGTAGGTCTATAACTTGCATTACTTTAGTTTGATTTTTGTGTTTATTGTGTTTATAGGTTCAAAGTTTTTAGAGTTCTTTACCCATGTACCAATTCTTCTACCTATATCAAAGAATTTTTGGTCTTGGTATCTCATTTTACCTTTAGCATCTGATTCAGTCCAGTAGTCAAGGAATGCTTGATATTGATTGCCTAGTTTATCTTTAAATTCATTTACTCTATTAACGAAAGCTTCTTTATCCTTATATAACTTATTAGTATTATTAATAGATGTATTATTAATCAATGTATTAATACCCTTCGCCTTTTCCGAATACCCCTCTTCGGTATTACGAATACCCCCTTCTGTTTTCCGAATAGGTATAGTAGGTGTTAAAATCCTTTGTTTTACTTGTTTTCCTTCATACAAAAGAAAGGTAGTAATATATCCCTTAGAAACTAAAGAAGTTATCATTTCACTTATCCTTGAATTGCTTAAATTAAAAAACTCACCGAAGTAACCATTGGAAGCAAAACATCCTTTTTCAGCATCTAAGGAATCAATCTCTACTAACAAAAGTTTTTCCATCCAGGTTAAATTATGATCTAACCATACATCCTTAGGAATCCATACACCTTTAAAATCTCTGTTCATATTTTATATTTTTATGTCCATTGACTAGCCATTGCTTTAGCTATTCCTGGAAATGTTTTACTTCTTAATGTTCTTCTTTGTTCTTTATTTAATCCATGTTGCATAAAAGCATCAGCATACCATTGGGGTTGTCTTTTTTCTTTACCTGTTTTCTTATCAATCCAAGTAAAAAATTCACCTTTTGAAACAATATTTGTTGGTTCTAATATTGGTAAATTCTTAAGCCAAAGACAAGTTGATTTACTTGCAGAATCACCAAACCAATAAGGTTGTATTATTTGGTCTGGTTTTCTAATTTTGCTACTTATTACACTTATAGGATTTTCAATAGCAATTTTAAGTATATCTACATTCATTAATTTTTGTACAAATTCTAGTGCTTCCATTTGATTATCATATCTTTCTTTGTTAATTGATCCATCTTTATTATAAAGCCATCTAGCACCACTAACTGATAAATATGTACAAGGTGGATGAGCAATCATTAAATCGTACCCCCCCCCAACAACATTAAAAACATCATCTTGAATATGCCATTCAGGGTGTCCGCCACTACAAGGTAGAATATCACAACTAAATGCCTGGTGTCCTAATAACCTAAATTCTTTTGTTACTGCTTGACTTTCTTCACAAGCTACAAGTACTTTCATAAAATAAAAAAGCCCATCGGATTTGCTGGTAGTTGCAGTACCAACGCCTCCTAGGGCAAAAAGTTCTAAATGAGTCTGCAACACTCACAACAAATATACTAAAGTTCCTTAGCAATCCTAAAAACCACCTTCCTATTTTCTACCATAAATCTCTTACGAGCCATAGGGTTAAGCGATTCTCTGATTACTTGAGCTGCTATCTTAGTCTTGCGACTAGCTAAAGCTGCTGATTTAAAAATAACCTCTTCTCTTGTGTCAGTATAAACCATTCTAATGGCTACTGAGTTCTCTAATCCTTTTATCTCACCTGGCATCTTCTGTTGGTTTAAAGTGGTTTTTTAGTCCTTTAATGAATGATTGATTGGTTTCATGGAACTCCCTTTTAGAAAAATAATCCTCATCTATTTCCCCACCATCCATTGAATTGGGGTAGATGAGTATGTCGTCATCGTAAAAATTACGCACTCTACCTGTTTTGTAACACACCACTTTCCAAATGGTGTTTGTATCTGTTCCGTAATCAATCCATGCGATGCACTTTCCATATCCTAAAGGGGTTAAAACATCAATCGTGTTTTTTAATTGGTGTATCATTTCTTTAATGATATTTTAAAGGTAGTTGTAGATACTCTAGGAGCAGGGTGTACCATCTCTCCTGTTTCAGGATCAACCACAGGGGATGTAATCGACCTTAACATCTTCTCCCTTTCTTTAAGGGCATATTTAAGGCTTTCTACTTCCTTGTTAAGCTTGTCCCAAGCATAATCTTGCTCATAGATGTACTTCACTCCTGATTCAATCCTAGAAACCTCGCTACCTAATACCTCAGCCTTGCCTTGAGGATACTTATCAAGCTCACCTACTACCAAGTCACGAAGGTCAGCTCTTACCTCATCAAATAGCTGAGAGATTGCATCCATTCTAACTAAAGTTTCTAAAGGTGATTCACCTGTTTCTTTAAAGTGTTCTACGATAGTGCTTTTAATCACACTATTGTTAAATTTACTAGGCTCGAAGGAAGCCAGTTCTATTTTTGGTAATGATAATTCGTTCATATTATTTCTTTTTACTTGTTAACGCATCTTTTTTACTCTTCATTAGCATCATTAAAGCTTCATCACTTTCGATGTAAGCCTTATGTGCAAAAAATACCTCGGTTAAATCCTTCATCCTAGTAACCACAGCTATATCTTTTATAAGTTGTACTCTATCAATCTCGATAGGCACTTCTTCTGCCATAACTTCAACTACTTGAGGTTTTTTAGGGGTATCATCCTTAGCAAAATCCATCTCTTCAGCAGGTGTCGCCTCGAATCCAGCAGCTTTCATCAACCAAGCAAGTAAGTTCCTATAAGCCTTACCAATCGCCCTTGTTTGTGCCATACTAAGAATAGCATACTCATCAAAGTATCTTTTAGTTTTTTCGGCATTTGAGCATAAAGCAGTACCTGTAGCAACGAGCTGACCTGTAGTAATATTGCGAACTTCACAAGTCGCCATATATTTAATAGCAGTTTCATTTGATAAGTCTTGTGTTGATGTAATAATCGGCATTAACCCTAGTGAAGCACCAGCAAATTGCCAACCTTCAACATTCACGAATTGTTTGCCTTGGATGTTGGATGACAATCCTTTTTCCTTAATTAATCTTGATAAGTCTTTAGATAGGTCAAGCATTGATTCTGCATTAACAATATCAAATTTGGGTTTAGTTTGAAGTTCCATACTGTAAGGTTTTTTGGTTTTTTAGATTCTGAGTAAAAAATACGGCTTGTCTTATTGGGTGTTCTTCCCAAAAGTTTACGATGCTTTGCATCATTTCTAAACTACTCTGTGAATAGTTAATGTTGTGAATCACTTTAGCAATAAACAATCTTTGTTCTTGCTCATCCCATTTTGAAAAATTACTCGACATAATTAGTGTGTTTTGGTTTATAATATGTTTTGAAGGTTTTTTAGATCGTTGATAGTTGGCTCATCATAACAAAGCAAGTTATTGATGTTTTGAATGGCATGGATGACAGTTGTATGGTCACGATTGAATAACATACCAGTAGCTTTAAGCTTCAATTTTACCTTGTTTCTGATGATATAAATAGCCATGTGCCTAGCCATTACGATTTCTTTGAACCTGGAACGACCTACCACATCTTTAACAGATACTCCATAATAGGTACAAACCTTTTCTATAATCTCGTTACAAAGAGCTAGTCTTTGCTTAGGAGTCATCTTTCTGTTACTAACAGAAGGCATAATCCAATAGTTAAAATTTTTATTCTGACTGAAAATCATAGATAGAGTTTTTAATGTCATCAATTTTTTTAGCGTAGTAGGTTTCTACTATTTCAATCATCTCCTCATCAGCCTTGGCTAAACGAGTTTTTACTAGGTAAGGGCTGAATCCAGTTGCCTCACATATCTTCTTTATATCGCCATATTTAAGCATGGCACGATAATCTCTAATCAGCATTTTTGGTTTTTTTAAATAGTTTATAATGTCGGTCAATGGATCGCATTGCAGCCTCAATAGAGGTAAAATACGAAGCTCTCCAGTAGTAGAACTTGTCTAAGGGCTTTTTGTTATCCCAATGGATAAACATTCCCCTGTAGATGTAGTCTTTCTTCATTCTATGAGTATCGATAGTAATCATAAAATAGTCTTTAAGACCTTTTTGTTTTAGATGGGATGGTGTTGGGTGCACGATTCAAATTTTTAGGCTAGTTTATAAATAGTTTCTACCACCTCTTTTTGAGGTTTAGTTTCAATATTTGAAGCAATGTTTAAAAACATATCGTAAGCCTTATCCTTATCGGCAGATATGCTATTGCTAACATACATTCCATCTTTTTGGGTAAAATAAACGATTAATTTAGATACTGGATCAAATTCTTTGATAAATTCAAGTTTTACTGACATAATTAAGGGTTTTGGATTTTGTTAAGTTTTTGGTGTCTTTGGAAATAGGATGTAATCCCTTGAGAATTGATTTGACTCATGACATTCTCGTAGTATCTAGGATGTATGCAAGTTTTTGCCGAATAGTTGTAATAAACATCTTCTCCTTGCTTGATAAGTTCTCCAGTCATACTGCAATAGCAGTCAAACCTGGCGGTGATTAGTTCAAAATTCATAGATGGGTTTTTTGTGTTTGTTAATAATTTTAAACGAAGTTAAAGGTTTTTTGTTATTGTTTAAGATTTTTATGGGGTTTTTTGTTAAGGAAATCATAAAAGATTTTTGCTGGATTTTTGCCTGTGGGATTTTTAGGGAGTTTTTGCTATGGGGTTTTTGGCAAGTTTTTGGCACTACGTTATAACAAACTAATGTTATAACATTAATGTTTAAACTTTGAATCATGACAAAGTAGTAAGCTTATAACAGTATAAAAATACTATTTAAAGCTATTTTTAGCCCTAAATTTAGCCTATCTTTTTAAGTTAATACAAGTACTTAAACTAAAATAAATAAGCTTAAAATAAGTCCTATTTAGCTAGATATTCATTCCAACTTTTAGACTTATAAAAATTATTGTGCTCCTGCTCCAATTGTTTTTTTACTTTGTCAGCTATTTGATTAAGTTGATCCTGGTATAAATCCTCATAAAATTGGATTAAATAACCGTTATTAGGATTATTTTCTTTTTTTAGGGCTTCAATTAAGCCCTTGAGTCCGTAGATAGTCATAAAATTAAAATTTGATTCGCTCCTTTGCCTGGCTTCGCTCCTGGTTAATTACTCAAGTAACAAAGGAAAGGCCCTAAAATTAATTAGGGCCCTAAGTTTATTTAATTAGTGTAAGAATATTTAATATTTCGAGCTTTCAAGTCCTTAATTGACTGACTGGCCTTTGATCCTTTTGGCTGTTGGCCATGAATTAATAAAGCGAAGCTTTCAGTAGTTTTGAAAGCTGCTTCATCTGTATGATCTATTTTAAGGCCTAAAAGTTCAGCCTGTTCGGGACTATAAACTACTTTTGCAAATTTTAAGCCATGCAAATTAATTTGAGCATCTAATTTGCCACCCTCTGAAGCATTAAGTACTAAATTACTAGGTATTTCTTTAATATAATTTACCCAATAAATTAAACTTTTAGTATAAGCATAAAATAAAACATTGGGCCTAAGCTTTGCCACCTGCAGCCATGCTAAAAAGTAAGCCTCATTAAAAAAGTCACCGCTCACATGAATTCGGACTATATTGGCCTTAACTGGTAAGCTGTTTAAAATAAGATCTGAAGCCTCTGAACTGTTTAAGTTTCTTAATAAGTCAAAATTATGCCACCTAGCTAGTCTAACATTCTTATAAACAGCTTCAGCCGAAGCAGCGAAGCAGCGAAATTGTGTATTGGGGCCATCTGTTAGCTTTCCTGTTAATCTGTCTGACTTACTTAGGCAATCATTGGCAAAAGGGCAGCTATGCCCTGCAGGTAAGCTAAAAGTATAAATTTTTTTATCAAGCTTTGCATTACCTTTCTGAAATTTTAATAAAGTGCTCATGTGTGTTTTTTTTAGTTTGTTTTTTATTTAATTAAGTTTTTTAATTCAGCTTTAAGCTGCTTCGCTTTGTCACCTCTGTAGGCTGAAGCATTGCTAAGAAAGTATAAAATAATACTTTTGGCTGTATCCTGGCCGTAATTTTCAAGCTCGTTATTTATTGTAAGCATGGCAGCTAGGTAAGGCCTTGCACCAAAATAAGGGGCTTTCCAATCGTTTAATATTTCATTGGCTATTTTATAAACAGGTCTTTTAATGTTTGTCATAAATTACTTTTTTAATAGTGTTTTGATTAAGGTATAAACTAAAATAGATCCTACACTAATTAGAATCAATTCGGCTAGGCTAATTACTTGCATGGTTCAGATATTAAAAGGTGAATTAATAACCTGGTGAATGATCCTACAAAGTAGATAACGATACCAGTAAATAAAATAGGTAGTAAAGTTTCTGTAAAATAGTACATAATAAAGGAGTCATTTTGTTTTATAATGACAGAGTAAAGATAAGTAACTAACCAATACAAAAGTGAAACAATATGAAATAATATTAAAAGTATTAATATTGTTAACAAGGTTTTAACAGTTAATGTGTAGTTATTACATTAAGTAAATTATTTAATGATCCTGGTATATAATATACTAACTAAATGATTATATTAAGTTACTCCTATAATTATATATAACTAATATAATAGTATATTATTAATATAATAGTATATTATAATAGTAATTATATTACTAAGTTAATTATAGGGATATAGTTATATATACAATGATTGTAAGTATTTATAGCTGGTTCTTATCTGGCACCTATGACAGAGCAAAGAATCAATACATAAAAATACATATCTTTGACCATGGCAAAGGGCTAACAATAGGAGAGGATTGATTGCTCATAATTTATATTATGTTAAATGGCTAACCTATCCCCTACCCTACCTACCCCCTACCCTATTTTTTCGTGTAGAAGAAATGGATTGCCCCTTGTGCCCCTCAAAATTCTGATTTCATCCAATAACATTATAAAAATATATAATATGTATAAGTGTAAACCCAAACCAAAGAAATAATGAATGCACAATTCAAAGACATTACTAAAGAAGCTTTTATCATAGCTTATAAGGAGAACTTTGGCAACATCACGATTAGTTGTGAAGCTGCTGGGATTAGTAGAGCTGCTTATAGCAGTTGGATTAAGTCAGATGAGGAGTTCCGTACTAGACTAGCTGAAATAGAGCCTGAAGAGATTATGTTAGATTTCGGTGAACATAAGTTGATGGAGAGAATATCCAAAGGAGATACATTGGCTACTATGTTCCTTTTAAAAACCAAAGGTAAGCGTAGAGGATACATCGAAAGACAAGAGGTTGCTCATGAAGGAGATGTGGTAAAACAGATTACTGTCAATGTCTTAAAGGCAAACCATGTAGATGATGTGCCTAGATTAGATGGTGATGAGAATCTTCAACTAGAAGATACAGGAATGGTTGTTCCTGCAACTATGGCGGAGCATATT